GATAAAAAAAGAGGTACACGCATTCTGATATAATTTTTCCCAATTTTGTGATTTTTATCAAAATTTGACAGAGTATTACTGAATAATATTATAAATATGGAACTTTATGGGATTTATTATACTATATATTATATATTATATATTATATATTATATTATACAGCAATAATCAGCAATTTGCAAATTTAAAAAAACTATCTTATATTACAGCATGGAATTTATAAAAGAATATTGGCCTCAGTTGGTGACTTTTATAGCAATAGTCATAACTTTCACAACAATGAGAGTCGACATTGACGTTCTGAAGGAAAAAGTAAAAACCCTATTCCAGCTCATGAACAGAGAAAAGTAACTTATATGGATTTCAAAGAAATTAAAAACACAAAGCACTACATCTACGACAATCTTGATGAATTTAAAGTTCATAGAGAAAATATTCCAGTTCGTCATAACTGGCGTCATGGAGAGCAGGGTGAGTGGGTTTTCACAGATGATGGCTATGTATGTCAAATTCTAAGAAAACTTAACATTTCAGACAAAGATAACAAAAAAACTATCTGTATTCGCACTTTATGTGGAACTTTTGAAACAAAAAACAAAAAAAAAGAAATGTTGGGTGAAGAGGGTATTGCAGAAAATATCTACACATTCTCTGGAAATAACAAATGGAGAAAAGCCTTCAACGAAAGAAGGCGTAGTACACGTGAATTGTTATTTGCAAGGTACGTTGCAAGTGGTATTGGAACTGTTCAAGCCTACAAACTTGCTTTTCCAGATTCTAAATCAAGCAACTACATCAAGCAAAGAACTGATAGTCTTTTAAAAACGGAGACAATACAAAAAATGGTTAGTCAAGAAATTCTTGCATTACTGGAAAAAAACGATGCAACGCCAGAATACATCATAGAGAGGTACAAAACCATAGCAGACTTGGCAGAAAGAGATACTGATAAACTTGGGGCACTTAGAGACCTTGCAAAGATGGCTGGGCTTTTTAACACAGAAGATAAAAAATCTGAACAAGTAACGATTTGGGCGGGTTTTTCGCCTGAACAGCTAGAGGGGGTTAAAAAACATGGAAAACCAGAAATCATCGCACATGCTGAAAAAGAAATCGAAGAAAAAAGCTCTTGATCCTTGCCCAGTATGTAGTAATGATCTGTATTTAAACGAAGCATATACCCAAAGAGTAGGGTTACTTGACGATCACGATACTGTTGTCGGTTGGATGTGCCCTCACTGCCAGACAGAATACGATATAGATGACCATATCAAGAAATTTTTAGGTGAAAATGGCATAAGAGGAGAAGCATAGAGAGAATGGCTAAATTTGGAAGAAATTCGAGGAAGAGACTCGCAACATGCGACAAAGAATTGCAAAAACTCTTCAATGAAGTGGTAAGATACTTTGATTGTTCTGTTCTAGTCGGTTTTAGGGGCGAAAATGAGCAGAACCGAGCCTTCAGTGAAGGCCATTCCAAAGTAAAGTGGCCAAAAGGTAAGCATAACTCCAATCCATCACTTGCTGTTGATGTTGCTCCCTATCCTATTGATTGGGAGGATAGAGAGCGGTTTATATATTTTGGTGGTTTTGTTAAAGGTTGTGCTTATAAGATGGATATACCACTTCGTTGGGGAGGTGACTGGGATAATGATACTTCTTTAACAGACAATAAATTTGATGATCTAGTTCATTTTGAGATGAGGAAAGGTTTAATGATAGAATGACAACAAGAGATAAGTTACGTCTTGCCAATCTATTGATAGGTTTAATAAATCTATATTATTGGCATATAGGTAGTGGCTTATTTCTTTTTATCATCGGTTGTTTGAATATAGGAGTATTTGTTTTTGGTAAGAAATAATGACTATTGGGACGATATGTCTAATCTTCCTTGCTTCTTTCATAGCATGGGAGACAGACAAAATAAAACCAAAACCGTTCCCAATTGGAAATGGAGATACTTTAATGGTTAGAATAGTTGGTTATGAGTTTTGCCCAAAATATTGTGCTACAGATCACTTTCACACAGGACATAAGAAAAACTATAATTGTGAAGAAATTACATGCGAACATATAATATATGAAGATAGACTTAACTAAAATGATACTATTCCTTCTTTTAGGTGGAATAGCCTACATGATTCATATAATTGTGGAAGATGTTCAATATCTTACAAAACTTGTCCATGCATACATATCATTGGCAATGGATATTGTAAAGAATTAATTGGCTAATTTAAACTTACATGGGGATATATCGAAAAATGAACTTTTACTGAAGAAAGCTTTTGATGATTTGATTGTTTTCGGAAAGCTATTCTCTCCTCAAGACTTCCTTGCCTCTACTACTCCAGATTTTCATGTAGAGGTTGGGAAGTTGCTTTTAAATAAGACTGCACAACAGTTAGCACTCGTTCTTCCACGTGACCATGCTAAATCAACACTTGCTTCAACTGCTGTTCTTCACCGCTTTCTTTTTGCCACTAAAGATTCTCCAGAATTTATCTGTTGGATTGGTGAAGCACAAGACCAAGCAATAGATAACCTAAATTGGATGCAGGCTCATATTGAAGCTAATCCAGCAATACATTATTACTTTGGTGATTTACAGGGGAACAAATGGACGAAAGCCGAGTTTACGCTTACTAATGGCTGTAGAATGATTGCCAAGGGTGCTACACAGCGACTTCGTGGTAAAAAGCAATTGTCAACAAGATTTACAGGAATGGTACTTGATGACTTTGAATCAGAGCTTAATACGAAGACTCCAGAGGCAAGACAGCAAATAAAGAATTGGGTAACAGCAGCTGTGTTCCCAGCCATTGATTTTGACAAAAATGGATTCTTATGGTGTAATGGTACGATTGTTCACTGGGATTCATTTCTAAATGGAATAGTTACGGGCTGGAGGGATGCTCGCAAGAGTGGGGAAGACTATTCTTGGGAAGTATTTACACGAAAAGCTATAGAAGATGAGAAGCCTATTTGGCCATCTCGTTGGCCACTTAAAAAATTAGAAGATCGTAAGCAATTCTATATTGATAGTGGAACTCCTTCTAAGTTCTATCAGGAGTATATGAATCAGGCAAAATCTCCAGAAGATCAGATTTTTGCCGAAGAAGATATAAATGAAGCAATTTACAGGGGGAATTTAAGACATGAAGAAGCATCCGATAGCTGGTATATCAAATTCGATGATGGAAGCAGAGAATATGTCAATATTTATGTTGGTGTCGATCCCGCTTCATCTGTGTCTCTTCGCAATGACTTTAGTGTTATTATGGTCATTGGTGTTACTTCAGAGTACGACTATTATGTTATTGAATATTGGCGTGAGCGAGTCCTCCCAATGGAATGTGCTGATAAGATTTTTGAGATGGTTAAGCAATATAGTCCAGTAAGAAGGGTTAATATTGAAACAATAGCTTATCAGGAGATGTTAAGAGATTATGTTCAAAAGAGAAGCAAAAAAGAAGGTCTCTTCGTTCCAGGTATTGAACAGGGAATTAAGGGCTATACTCAAAAAAAGAAAGATAGACTGTTTGAAGGATTACAACCAATGTTCAAAGCTGGGGCTGTTCATCTTAAAAAAGTGCACCATGAATTTATAGATGAACTTCTTGATTTTCCAAAAGGCTCACATGATGATACGATTGATGCATTTTGGCTTTCGACACAGTTTGCAAGGGGTAATCCTAAAGCTGGTAAGGCTAAAAAAGAAAAACAGAAAGATGGCTCATACATAAAAATGCGTAAAGCTTATAATTGGATTACAGGAAAACGTACATGATTTGCATAATATATAATTATTCAGTAAATTTAATCATATGATAGAGCAAGATAAAAGAGCAGAAGAAATAAAAGAACGCTGGAGACGTTGGTTTGATGCTCGTGCAGATTGGGATGTTCAGGCAAGAGAGGACATAGATTTCTATCTCGGCAACCATTTTACGGATGCTGAGGCAAATGATCTTGCAGAGAGAAATCAAATGGGTTTACCCATTGATAGACTATATGCTGCAATTGAACAGTTCAAAGCAATCATCACTTCTAAACCCCCAAAATTTTCTGCCGTAGGCAGAGAGGATTCTGACACTAAACTCGCCAATGTCTGGAAAACTATCTTAGAATATATATGGGATAAGTCAGATGGTGATGAAGTATTCAAGCAAGTAGTACATGATTATTCTGTTACGGGTCTTGGTTATTTTTATGGCTATATAGACCCAGAGGATGATTATGGAAGGGGTGATGTTAAGTTTACTTATGTTGATCCTTTTCGTGTAGTTGTTGATCCTAATAGTAGAAACAAATGGTTTGATGATGCATCTGGTATGCAGCTTTCTACTATACTTACAAGAAACCAGCTTCTTGATGCATATCCCATGCTTGGTGTTCCAGATGCAAATGGAGATGTTTTAATTGACAATATTGAGGGTTCTTCAATATCTGATGAAGATTACCCATCTTCAACAAATGTACAGCAAGGAACTTCATTTACTCCAGACATTGTTAAAGATTATGATTGGGGAGATAAGAGTGACAAATATAGAATTATAGAAGATTTTAGAAAGGTAAAGATGCCTTTCTTCCGTGTTGTTGATCTTCAAAATGGACAAGAGAAAGTCTTAGATAACTCTGGACTTGAAAAACTTTTAGCGGATGAAAGAACTGCTGAAGCTTTTGATCGTGGTCTTTTTGATATTGTACAGGTACAACAAACACGAATACAAGTAACATGTATAGTTGGTCAAGTAGTATTATATGAAAGTGTCTTAGATACAAATATATTTCCAATAGTACCTGTACCTAATATTTGGACGAATACTCCTTATCCTATGAGTGATGTTCGTAAAAACAAGGGATTCCAGAGGTTCTTGAACAAAGTAATGTCTTTAATAACATCGCATGCGCAGGCATCGTCTGGCTTGAAGTTGCTTATACCACAAGGCTCTGTACAGGATATAGAGGAACTTGAACGTGATTGGGCGAATCCCAATGCAACGATAGAATATGACGCTTCTTTTGGAGAACCTCATTTCCCTTCCCCGCAACCTCTTGCTGGTTCAATATTGCAGTTACCTAAAATGATTGAGCACTACATTGATCTTAACATTGGTATTTTTGAAATGCAGCAAGGGAATACAGAAGCAGCACCACGAACATCATCTGGAACAATGATGATGGAAGATTTTGGGCAAAGACGTTCAAAATCTAAATTGAGGGATGTAGAAGCAAGTTTAAAACGTCTTGGTAAGCTTATGTATCATTTAGCTAAATCACATTATGATTTTAAAAAGACATTTAGGATTGCCCAGCCCAATAATGATATAAGTGAATATACAGTAAATAAAAGATTATATGACGATAAAACTAAAGAGCTGATGACAATAGAGAACAATTTGAGTGTTGGGACGTATGATATACGTGTCATTGGCAATTCTACAATGCCATCTAATAAATGGGGTGAATGGAATGTATATATGGAAGCATATGAAAAAGGTTTAATTGATAAAGTTGAAGCTTTGAAGAAAACAGAAATTTTTGATAAAGAGGGTGTATTGCAAAGAACTGATCAAGTGGCAAAATTACAACAGCAATTGCAAGGTGCTCAAGAACAAATTAAGAAACTTAGTGGTGATCTTCAAACAGCTAATCGTGCAGAAGTTCAATCACGTAAAAAGACTGAAGTTGAGAAATTTAAAGGGAAACTTAAAGAACAAGAGTATGACTCCAAAACTCAAAATAAAGTTTCTATTGATAAATTATCTAATGCGGTTAAACTCGAATCTGAGAAATTACGTTTAGTGACAGAAGCGGAAAAGAAACGTAGTCAATCTCTCAAGGGTTCTGAGAAATCGTAAAAATAAGGAGTAAGTCATGTCAAATGAACAAGACATTATCGCTTCTACTGTTGAGAGTCAAAATGATGGCCAACTTGACACAGAAGTAGGGCAAGATGAAGGAACAAACAACGAAGAGAGTTCTACAGTAGATTGGGAGGCTCAAGCTAAGTACATGCAATCTGAGAAGGATAAACTTTACGCTGAAAATCAACAGATTAAAGCAAAGGTTCAGGAATATTTGGACTCACGTAAAAGTGAACAACCAAGTGCTCCAGAGAAAATTGCTTTAAAGCCTGATGAATTTGATCCTTGGGAAGCCTATAATGACCCATCATCAGCATCTTATAAATTTAGGATGCAAGAGATGCAGGAAACCATAAATGGTGCAGTTGACCAAGCTGTCGGTGGAATTAAAGCACAACAGGGAAGAACAAGTCTTCATTCTGATTTAATCGCTAAAGGATTAAATGAGGAAGAGGTAAATAGTTTTTTCGAGTTTGCTGATAAACATCCATCTGAATATGGCTTGGATAATGTGCTTAAAATGTGGCGTGCTGTATCTCAGCCATCTGTAGCAGGAAACCAAAGTCCGCTTGACCAAGTACGTGATATGCAAAGCCAGCCAACAGCTGGTGGCTTATTACAAGGTCAAAAACCACAAGCACCTAAAAATGATGAAGATGCTACGTGGGATGGAATTATGGGGGCAGCTACAAGTGGTCGTTTACCATAAACTAAGACAAATGCTAAAAGGAGAATAAAATGGCAGTTAACACA